CGCCAAGTTTATGCCACAATATCGTAATAAGTATTGGGATGGAAAGATAAGACTTTATGATATGAGAAAGAATGAAATATATACTGGACTTGTAGATCGAGTTATATCATTTTGCAATCGTAAGGGATATACTTATGAGTTTGAAGGTAGTAAATTTTATGGTTTGCCACTTGAAGAGAATGAGATGATATCACCAGAAGGTGTGACTGATTATGTAAAAAGTATATCAAAACATAAACCCAGACCATATCAGATCATGGGTATTCATGATGCACTTAGACATAATCGTAAGTTATTATTGTCACCGACTGCATCTGGTAAGTCATTAATGATATATGCTATCACAAGATATCATGTTGAACATAGTCGTAGAATATTAATTGTTGTCCCAACTACGTCTCTAGTTGAACAGATGTATAAAGATTTTGAAGATTATGGATGGGATGTTGAAAAATACTGTCATCGAGTATATGCTGGAAGAGATAAGATTAGTGATGATAGTGTTACGATCACTACATGGCAGTCAATCTATAAATTAGATCGAAAATATTTTAACAACTTTGATGTTGTAATTGGTGATGAAGCACATTTATTTAAATCAAAATCTCTTGTCAGTATCATGACTAAGATGCTTGATTGTAAATATCGATACGGATTTACTGGAACACTTGATGGAACACAAACTCACAAATGGGTGTTAGAAGGATTGTTTGGCCCTACATATAAGATTATTCGTACAGATGAATTGATGAAGAAAGGATATCTATCAAAACTTAACATCAAAGTTCTAACACTCAAACATCCAGCAAGAAAGTTTGAGAACTATGAGGATGAAATACAATATTTGATCACACATACACAGAGAAATAACTTTATTAAGAATCTTACTCTCGATCAAAAAGGCAATACTCTTATTTTATATACAAGAGTTGAGTCACATGGTCTTCCCCTCTTTGATCTCATAAATAACAGTAAGGAAGAAAACAGAAAGTGTTTCTTTGTTCACGGAGGCGTTGATACTGAGGATCGAGAAGAAGTTCGCACAATCACAGAAAAAGAAGACAATGCAATTATTATTGCCTCATACGGCACCTTCTCAACAGGAATTAACATTAAGAATCTTCACAACGTCATATTCGCATCGCCAAACAAATCAAAAATACGAAACTTACAAAGCATTGGTAGAGTTTTAAGAAAGGGTGACAATAAAATCAAGGCAACTCTATTTGATATTGCCGATGATATTACATATGGATCTTCTAAAAACTATACCTTAAATCATATGATGGAGAGAGTTAAGATTTATAACGAAGAAAACTTTAATTATGAAATGCTTACAATACCTTTAAAAAAATGTCAGATAAATTTTTAGCAGTTGTAAAATTAAAAACAGGTGAAGAAGTTATTGCAAAAGTTCAACCTTCGCCAGAACTTGATGTTATATCTTTAGATTGTCCAGCAATGGTAGGACATTCAAATTTTTCAAGAAAGCCTGGAATAAGTGTTATCAAAATCGAACCTTGGATAAAAACAGGTCGAGAACAGACATATATAGTGGAGATGAGTAACGTTATCACTACATGTGAGGTTTCTGACGAAGATGTAATTAAAGCATATAATAGATTTGTAAAAGCATATTATGAAACTGAACCTTGTATAGAAAAATCTAAACCAAAAATGACAAAAGAAATGGGTTACATATCTAATGTTAAAGATGCTCGTAAGAGCCTAGAGAAGATCTTTAAGAATAGCTAATCCCTTCCTTTGAACCTCTACAAAGGTTATTGTACATGTTTTTTAGGGTATTGTCAAGCGTTTGATTATAGTGTATAATAATGTTATGAATGAACACTATCAGAACATTTCATGGCAAGAAAAAGATCGGAACACTATGTAAATAACAAAGAGTTCCTCGCCGCTATCGTCGAATACAAAGAGAAGGTCGCCTTGGCTGCTGAGAGAGGTGAAGCGAAACCTCGCATCACTAATTATCTTGGTGAGTGTTTTCTTAAGATTGCAACTCACTTATCTTTTAAACCTAATTTTGTAAATTACATGTTTAAGGATGACATGGTGTGTGATGGTATTGAAAACTGCGTTCAATATATTAATAATTTTAATCCAGAAAAATCTAAGAATCCATTTGCTTATTTTACACAAATCATACATTATGCATTTCTAAGAAGAATACAAAAGGAAAAGAAACAATTAGAAATTAAAACTAAAATTATTGAAAGATCTGGTTATGAGGAAGTCTTTACTGTTGATGGAGACATGACAGGTAGTAGTTCTGATTACAATCAAATCAAAGATTCAGTGCAAACAAGGATGAATTATCAGTGAGTGTAAAATATACTTTAACAAATCTTTTTCCTTCACCTATTCATATTTTTGACACTGATGGATTTGATGAATTTAAAAATAATCTAATTGATTATGCTTATAAATTAAGGGAAGAAGATTCAAAAGGATTCAATATCTCAAATCGTCATGGTTGGCAATCAAGAGGTTTTAATTTGTCTGATACGAATGATTTACTACATGCAACAATTCTTCGAGGTTTAAGTTCATTTCCTTCAATCAAAAACAAAACTGAGATGAAAGCCAGTGCTTGGATTAATATTAACGGCTCTGGCGCTTACAATATTCCGCATAGTCATCCTAATTCACACTTGTCTGGTGTGATGTGGATTAAAGCTCCTAAAGACTCTGGAAATATTGTTTTTGATAATCCAAGTGGACATCAAACTTATACTGAAATAAATTCTTATAATCAAGAATTTAAAGATCAGTTTTTTATTCATCATTCTTATTGGCTTCCTCCAATAGAGGGTAGAATGATAATTTTTCCATCTCATTTGCAACATGGAGTTAATGAAAATAATTCTAATGAAGATAGAATATCAGTATCTTTTAACATAACCTTAACTAGTTCTACTCAAGGTAGATTTTAATATGAAAATAGCTATTATTACAGACCAACATTTTGGTGCGAGAAAGAATTCAAAATTATTTCATGATTACTTTTTAAAATTTTACGAAGATATATTCTTTCCAACTTTGATCAAAGAGGGTATTACAACCATTGTTGATATGGGAGATACTTTTGATAGTCGAAAGGGTGTTGATTTTGTATCGTTAGAATGGGCAAAGAATCATTATTATGATAAGTTAGCAGAGCTAGGAATTACTGTTCATACAATTATAGGTAATCATACCGCTTACTATAAGAACACAAATGATTTAACAGGCGTTGGTCTTTTTCTAAGAGAATATGATAACGTAAAAATATATCCAGAAGCTGAAGAAGTTAGATTAGATAAAACAAAATTATTATTTGTGCCTTGGATTAATTCTGAGAATGAAGAAAAAACATTACAAGTGATTGATGATAGTGATTCTCCATGTGTTATGGGTCATCTTGAACTGAATGGTTTTATGGCAACTCGTGGTCATTTCATGGAAAATGGCATGGATTCAAATATCTTTGATAAGTTTGATAAAGTTTATTCTGGACATTATCATATGAGATCAAATAAAGAAAATATATTTTACTTAGGTAATCCATATGAAATGTATTGGAACGATGTCAATGATCGCAATCGTGGATT